TGTAGACTATTTTTATATACAAATTTAGATATGTCTTGTACAAAAGATCACAAAGAAGGAGAAGATCCTAAAAAGAAAGGTCCATTCAGTAGACTTAAAGAAAGTATTGATGATAAAGAAGAACAACTAGAAATTCTAGGGACCTTTATCCGGCTGGGTGTAATGGTCTGGGCTGGTTTCATAATTTCTTTAAACTACATCACTTTTCCAGGTCTAGCAAAAGATGGTGGACCCAAGGATATCACTTTCATAGCCAGCGTTTTTACGGGATGTTTGGCAACTTTTTCGGTGGATGTAGGTAAGAAAAAGAAAGATGGAAAAGATAAAGAAAAACTACCATCTGCTGTACCTACTCAGACTATAAGAATCGAACAGGCACCGATAAAGATTGTTACTAGTGACAAATAGTGTTAGTAATTAGTTAATAGCTTTTAATTATGGAAACTTTAATTACAGAATTAGAAAAACAATTAGTTGATCAGAGGATGGAACTTGGTACAAATATCAAAAATAGTGAGGAAGCTTTGATACGTACAAAGGAAGGTTTCTTAAAAGTAGAAGGTGCTCTTGAGCTTATTAACATCATTAAGACTAAACTTGCAGAGCAAGAGAAAGAAACTGTTGAGGAGATTATAGGGAGTAGCTGATGACTGATGAATTCACAAAAGGACGTTTTAAAGCTCTGGCATTAGTGTCTCAGTTTCTTAAATGCCCTTCTCGTGAATTACTTCTTGAGTCAATCTACAAAGATATAAAGGAAGAAGATCTCCGTTGGGTGACAGATAGATTTCATTATTACACTCTTCGATTGTTAGAGGATGTTGAAGAAAAAATTAAGCATCCTAGAGAATCCAGTAATAACTAGATAAGGAAAATGTATGCACATTAGGGTTGACCTAATGAAGCATGAGTGCCCATGTTCCATACGGAAAATGAACTATTACAAAACCTTATTGTTACCAGTCCAAAAAGTGCGAGAAAAAAATTTAGAGAAAGTATTTTTGAATCGTGGGGATGGAAATGTATGTACTGCGACACCGAGCTTACCGAACAAACTGCAACCATTGATCATATAAAACCAAAATTTAAAGGTGGTCACTCAACCAGAAGTAATATGGGTGCCTGCTGCAGTAAATGTAATTCTAGAAAAGGATCACAGTTGGTGTTTGATTACTTTAATAAGTCTCATCCGTGTTATTCAGAGGCAAAGGCAAGTAAAATAAAAGAATGGACAGATCAACATTTTGTATTGTTGAATTTAATACCTGAATAAATTAATGGAAGATTTTAGAACCAGGCAAGCTAACGATAGAGGAGCAGCATTAGAAGCAAAGTATGATCCAGATGATGACATTGCGATTAGAAGAATGGGAGTGCCTGTAGAAGCTGGCTCTTTTTTAAGTAATTTTGCGAAAAAACTTCAAAATAAAGAAATAGGAGAGGTGTAATGAATAAAGATCCTAAAGAATTTTTAGATGGATATGCTGTCAATATTAGAAAACTTCAAGATGAAAGAGGTCTTAAGGCTGGAGATAGAGCTCTTAAAGGGTCTGTAGGAAGAGAAATTAATTCTGCAGAGAGAGTAGCTAATTACATGTAATGGCAAGTCGTAAAGAGGCTAAAAGTAAAGCCCAGATGAGAAAAGATAAGATGAAGTGTAACAAGCCCCAGAGGGCTCCAAAGGGTGCTAAACAGAAATATATAGTTAAAGCCTGTGATGATGGTGAACAGAAGATAGTAAGGTTCGGTTACAGAGGTATGCAGGACTTCTTACAACATAAAGATCCTAAACGTAGAGCAAGTTTTAAAGCTCGTCACAAATGTTCAGAGAAGAAAGATAAATTAACACCTGGTTGGTGGGCATGTAATTACAACTGGTAGTTGCTAAAAACAAATTTCACGATAGTTTAATGTCATGAATTGTTATTACTGCGGTACAGAATTAATACATGTGAATGATTATCGTCTTGATAATGACGATGAGTATAGGGATATTTATGATATGGTTACCAATTTAAAGTGTCTTAGATGTGGAGCCACAGTAGAGACATACAGAAGACCTATACATGTTATATCTAAGTTACATACAACGAGAGAAAAAGATGCTAGTTAACCTTCTATTAGCAGTTGTACTTTGGGTACAGGTTCCACAGTGGAGTGATGACTGGTCCAAGTGTGCTGTAGATGTACCTGATGCTGCTTGCCATTGGTATGTTGCTGCTCCAGATAACACATTTGGTGAAGGATTTGACTGGGCTGATGCTCCTTGGTTTGATGCTTATGGTCTTAAGGATATAGCAGCTATAAATAAATCTACAGTTTTAGAGGAGTTACAAGATACTTAAATGAACTGCTGGTCCTGCAATCATGAATTAATCTGGGGTGGAGATCATGATGGTGAAGACTATTGTAATGAGGAGTATAATATAGTTACTAATTTATCTTGTCCTAGATGTGATGCTTTTGTTTTGGTATATCATTCACCTAAAGATGAAGAAGACAAGAAAGAAACTCCTGTTTGTGATATCTAAATAAGAGACCAGGCTCTATACCATTTAGTAAGAATATATTTTTTACCTTTAGTAGGAGGTAATGCTTCATGCATAGTCTTGAAGTTTGGCCAGCCGAAACTATATAAGTTGTTCCAGAAGATAGCTAGTCCAGGTTCAGGTTTAATTTTTAAATCTAAAAATTTGAAGTATGTTTCCCCTCCTTCCTCTACATCATTAAGATAAATCATGAATGTCCATGTTCTTTGACCCATCCATTCACAGTAAGTTTTATATTCAGCAGATAGAGGATGATAGTAATCCCAATGGCTTTTATAGAATTCACCTTCTTCATACTTCTGACCTTGTATAGATTCTCCTAAGAAAGGATCTAAATTCATATAGTTACCTATCTTTATAGTCAGATCAGCTCCCAATTTTGTCAGGTGAGGACTGAAGTTACAGGTCATGGATGTTCTATATTCAGATATCATTAGATAATCATCTTCATTTGATACTGCTGATGGATGTAATTCAGTATCCATATACTCAATAGCTTCTTTACATTCTTCTTTACTTAAAAAATTTTTCTGTAAATATATCTGAGTGAAAGGATATTTAAGTTTTTCTGCTGTTTCAGGTATCTTTAAGTTATAAAATTTGTTGTAATTTATAAATCTAGGTTTCTTTTTAAACTTATGTATCTTCATTAATTCTTCAATCTCTTCTTCACCACAGTCATAATATTCTTCCATATGTCTCATGATTTGAGGCTTACTTGCCCCACTAATACAAGAGATTAAGAAGTCCTGGCTTGCTGCTTCAGTGATCATAGAGTCTAGAATGTTAGTAACTTCAAGGATGTTTGAGTGGAACCTTTTGTCTTTACCTTTATTATCATCTTTTATTCGATAAATGCCAGTAGCTCCTACATGCTAAATCAGGGATTGAAGAAGAGTGATGTAGTTTCTTCCAGAAAAAATAAAGTCTATGAAGACTGACAGGTATGGCATCCATAGTTTCTGCTGTTAGGATAGTGAATAATGATTAAACATCATGTTAGATCTAGATATAGATCAACAGTTTGCTATCCATGCAACTGCCATAGCGATTAAAGAATTTGATCGAGAGGAGTTGGAGGAGGCTTTTGTTGAAATGCTATATAATAAAGCAGTAGAACGTCAGACTTTTATAAATATTATGAAAGATCATGGCATCGATGCTGAGATTACTCTTACTTTCTTAAACGCTAATCAAGTCCCTTAATAAATATGGCTACTCGTACAATTTCAGGTACTCTAGACACTCTCGAACATGAGGGTTCTGAGATAACCTACAAAGGATCAACAGATGCCTGTGATCGTAGTGAAAACATTCGTGGATTCCAAGTCAATCCAAGTAGCACAGGAGACATAATTGTAAAGATTGATAGAAGCACTGGTGTCAAATCAGTAGAAATCTTTCAGGAAGATGATTATGCAGGGTCTTCAGCTCCTTCTGGATATACAGGATTTAGTGATATAGAACAGAGTGGTAAAGGTAAAGGTGCTGTAGCTATGACAGTTTCTAATGCTAGTAAAAACTATCTTGTCATTTTAAAGACAGATGGTTATTCTGAAGTCACCTTTGGTGGCACCGTAGATGTCCCTTAAATTAGATACCTCTTATCTAAACAAAGACTCTTTAAGATTAATAAAACACTTCAATCGGGCCAGGACTCTTATGGGTTCTGGTCGTTTTGCTTCTTATAAGGACTATGGTGAGTCAATATGGAGAATAGGATATGGAAGTATGGAGATGCATGGGAAGGTTGTTACACATAGAACTCGTGCAACTGAAAAAGAAGTTGATGAACAATTAAATACGGATTTACAGATACTATCTCATAAACTTTCTAAGATAATATTCTGGCCATTAAACCCAAAGAAGAAAGCAGCTGTCATTAGTTATGCATTTAGTAATGGATTTATTCCATTTAAAAATTCTCAGCTGTTAGAACTTATTAACTCAGGTTGTCACAAGAAAAAATTGATTAGAGAGTGGTCTCCTTTTATTAATAAAGCCTGGTTAAATAAGTCTGATTTAGTGATTGATCAACGTAGGTCTGAACTTAATTTATTTTTTGCACCAGATAAGGAAGTACCTACCTTCCTACCTCATAAATGTAAATTAAAATATTGTTTATTGAATATACATGAAACATATAATGGAAACGTAAACCAAATTAAAGGTATTAATTATCTAGAAAAAAAGATTCAAGAACTTGATCCTTCAGGGGAAGTCTTACGTCGATTTTTCCGTTACTGGAATCAAGAACCCGGAGGTTTGGGATCTCAGAAAAACATTTAGAGTTTTTTATCCAATCTAAAAGATCCATTAATTCTAATTCAGCAGGGTAACCTTTCATAAACTCATCATAGTCAAGGTCCAAATCCTCCATTTTCATGTTGCCAAACTTTAAGTAATACTAAATATCCGATTAAGTCTGTGATTACATCCTCATCACTTTCTAAACTATCATTACCTTGCTTAATCCTATTTAACTTATCGTCAATCCGAACTAGGATTTGTTCTCTGGCATCAGCTTTACTAAATATTCTAATAGGTTTTAATGCAGAATTCCCATAAGCACGATTCTTTGCTAATAGAAGATCTCGAATATCGTTACAAATCGCAGCGATTAGAGATTCCGTCCGACCTCTCTCATCATCAGGAACTAAAAGATTCACATTACCAGAACTCATTTGCAGTTGGTTTTAGTAAAATACTATCATGGCTCAAAAACTCTCACAACTCTACGACGTAGATAACAGATACAGGGAAGCAAAAGGTATTTCCGATAACATAGCTGGTAAAAAAGCTTTACAGAATTTTATAGCAAGAGATAAGAGACTTGGTGCTAATATTATTGGAAATTCTAGACAAAGTGATAATAGATTTGTTCTTCCAGCACAAGGAGGAACTGTACCTATAGCATCAATCGGTTTAACTGGTAGTCTAATAGGAAATACTGATAGTAAATTTACTTTTAAAAACGCATTTAGAGCAGCTCAATCTTAATTATGCCTTTACCAGAACTAATATCTTCAACAGAACATGGTGGAACAGTCCACAAGTATTCAATTGCAGGTGGTAAGCATTCTTTTGATCGCTACCTTGCTTGCTTCTTAGGTAGCTGTAAATTCTGTACTGGCTATGCAGAAGCTATAGACCATGTACATGAGTTGCAAGATAAGATGATGATGAAAATTAATTAATTATCTTTCCAATATTTGAAAATATATCTCTGAATCTTTCTGCAGGTTCTACTGACAGACTGGGTGGTGGTAGATAAATAAAGAATCCCCATGTGAAAGGATTATCAAATCTATAGTAATCATTACCTTTTATTAGATTTGCTCTATCAGTTGG